GGGCTAGGGGTGGGGAACGTTGGAGGGGAACTAACGGAGTACACAAAGGCGTTGACTATGCGGTACCAAATAACACTCGAGTAAAAGCATCTATGAGCGGTGTTGTATCTGGAATGCCATTAAATGCTGAGTATGGAACAGCGATCGTTATTGATGGAGCAGACGGTCTTCAGTATATCTATGGACACTTAAGCCAAAGCCTTGTACGTAAAGGACAAAACATTACTGCTGGGCAAGTTATTGGGCGTTCTGGACAATCAGGAAACTGTAATGGTCCATGTCTTCACTTTGAAGTTCGTAAAGGTGCAAACAATCCTATCGATCCAAATCTAGCACTTAGCGGTGCTGCATCGGGATCATCAAGCGGTGGACCTGGAAGTTATTCAATCAGTAATAATTACGCTGGAGTAAAGGGACCAATCAAGGGTTCTGGAACAATGAACTCTTGGGCAAAAAGTTTCTTGGGCAAAATGGGTGCTCCTGTTACTACAGCAAATATGCAGGCACTTACAACCTGGGCTGCACATGAAGGTGGAAACTGGCATAACACTGCTTCTTATAATCCACTTAATACCACCTTAAATATGCCAGGGTCAACAAGCATTAATAGTGTTGGTGTAAAGGCATACGCTTCTTGGCAACAAGGAAACCAAGCAATGTTAGATACTCTTACCAACACTAAAGGTGTTGGATATGAAAAGATTCTTGCAGATTTTAAATCTGGAAAATCTTCTTTTAGTCAAACTTTTTCCGACATCAGTAACTCTGGTTGGGTCTCTGGTCACGTAGGACAAAACTCTTATGGTGGTGGAACTGTTGGTTATGGTGCTTCTGTACCAACAACTCCCCATACGGTTGGAGCAAGCAAAGTTGTAAACATTAATATTACTGGAAATCCAGACCCTTTACTTCTTGCTAAAAAAGTAAAAACCTATTTAGACAACGACACCGCTATCTCAATGATTGGAGCCTCATAATGGCTGGTCAAGGCGCTACACGAACTGCAGCACAACTTGCTGCTGATAAGGCTGTGTCTGGTGCTCAGGCAGCGGTTAGACAGGCTCAAACTCAAATAAAAATAGGTGCTTTAACTACATCAGTTGCAAATTGGAATAAAGCAATTAAGGATAACAACACTGAGATTGCTGAATCTCAAAGTGGTATTGCTAATTACGAAAAACAACTGAAAACTGGAAAAGACAATAATGGAGAAACCTTAACCCCCGAACAAATAACTGGAATAAACCAACAAATTGTTGCTTACGGAAAGATTATTGCCAAAGATGAAGCAGACAATAAGACATTAAACGACAAAATAAAAACAACAACAACTGAACTTTTGGCATTTATTCCAGGTTTTCCAGCAAATCCAGGAGCAAAGGTACAGGTAGCACCTGGAGGTTCTAATAACCCAGGTGGTTCTGGTGGGTCTGGATCAAAGCCTTTAAACTATCGTTACAACGCACCAATGGTTAAAGATGCATATTTTAATCCTTTAGGACCTCAAGCAAAAAGTCTTGGAAACAATATAACTGTTGATCCAGGGCAATATACAGATGCTTTATTCCAGGCTTGGAAGGGTCAGGGTGGACGTGGAACTATTCAAATGGACAGAACAATAAACCCAACTATTGCGATCAATGCTATTAGAAAAGCAGGAGTACAAAGCCAATACTTAGATAAAAATTTATATGGTTTTAAGTTTATGTATAACCCAACAACTGTTTCTATGGGTTGGGGTGTTTCTGCGGAAGTTAACCCCACATATGAAAACTTGGGTATGGATGCTGCAAGCCCTATGGCTTTGGGTTTAATTCAAAGCAATATTACTTTTGAAGTTCTCTTAAATCGTATAGAAGATTTTAAATATATAGATTCTAATGGTTTAAAAAACCCTGCAATTGACCCATACCCATACTCTGTTGATTCTAAAGAACTTAAAGAATTGTATAAAAAAGGAACTATGTACGATCTTGATTACCTCTTTAAAGTTGTTATGGGATTCAATGCCACATATAAATCAACATTAAACGGCCTTACAGCAGACCGTGGATGGATTTCAAATATTGCAGTAGAACTTCATTTAGGTGCAGGTCTTCGTTATAGAGTTCGCATTTCTAGCCTAGATGTTAACCACATTATTTTTAATGAACGTATGGTTCCAATTCTTTCTAAAGTCTCAATGCAGTGTACTCGTTACTACGATAGCCCACTTTCTGCTGCTGATAAAACAGCAATTAAATCAAGCAGTGGTGGAACTACAATTTCTACATCAACGAACGGATAAGACATGATATTTTTAGATAGCAGATATGTTGATGGACCGTTGTACAAGGCTAAAAATGCACGCACTAATAAGTTTGATATAACAGTATTGCGGGCATTTCCTTCATATCAAACACCGTTCTTTACATATCAATGGGTTGAAACTGACCGTCTAGATGTTTTGGCTTTAAAGTATTTAGGTAACTCTGAATTGTGGTGGCAAATTCTTGATATAAATCCAGAGGTACTTGACCCTTTTGATATTGCACCTGGAACTTCTATAAGGATTCCTAATGAATAATAACTTTCAAGATAGACAAGGTTCTTTTTTTCAAATTACGTTTCCAGATTTTCCAAGTTTTAATCTTGTGCCACATCATTTTAGGTTGCATCAAGAACAAGGAAAACAAGATGTAATTGATATTACCTATTCTCAATTTACATCTTTTTATTACAAATCCTTAAAACAAGGTGTTCCAATAAAAATGGTGTGGACTAACGGAAAAGTAAACAATACTTTTTATGGATATATTTACAGCGTATCATATGTAACACATCAGGCAATGCAAAGAGATACTGTTATTAGGGCAATTGGGGCATCGTTGTCCATGAAAACAAATAAACCTAAAATTTGGGTCAATAAAACAGCGCCTGAAATAGTTACAGACATTGCAAAAACATTTAAACTTAAGCCAGTTGTTACAAAAAACTCTGCAAGGTTTAGTCAACAATCTATGGTTGGGCATACTTATTGGGAAAAGATTCAAGAACTTGCAAATAGAATTGGTTATGTTGCTCAAGTATATGGAACAGAACTTCATTTTCACCCTATTGATGTGATGATTGATAAATTTACAACTTCAATACCTGTTTTATCTTTTACTGATCCATTCTCAAACCCATGGGAAAGCGACATTTCGCAAACATTAGACATGTTTAAACCACAAGTAAGTGATTATTCAGACCATGCAACACACTCTAAAAAAGAAAAAACGGTATCTGGTATTGACCCAATAACTGGTAAGTCTTATAGTTCAACTTCTTCTCCATCTAAAGTTGGAAAAAACCTTAGAACGCAAGTTGAAAACCCTTTATTTAAAGAACAACTACCTACCCACATAACTGCAAGCAAGTCTATGGCAAAAACAATTGCCGATGGTCAAGCACAACTTTCAAAGTTTAGCGTTAAAGCATCTGGTGCTGGTCAAGGAGACCCAAGGATATCTCCATATAGAACTATAGAAATAAATGGAACTGGGGAGACTACAGATGGATATTGGATAATTACAAAGTGTATGCATTTTCTTTCTGTAGATGGAAGATACCAGGTTGAATTTGAATGTATGACTGATGGTACTGGAAAAAGCAAAGCATCTCCAACAAGGCCAGCAATAGCAAGCGTTATTCCTACTAGGAATGTTATGGCTGAAATAAAAAGTGGGGTTCAAGTCAAGCCTACACGGTCAACATTAAGCAGACCAACTATTATGAGCAATGAAACAAACACGGGATTTACAATAACTAAAACAAGATGGGTAGGAAAATAATGACTGAAAAAGCAATATCGCTTCCTTTTTCCTTAGACCCGTATGGAAGAATTACCTACACAATAGATCAAAACAAAATTTGGCAAGATAAAGTACTTTCCGTTATAGGAACAACATTGCGTGAAAGAGTTATTCGTCCAAGATTTGGAACGTTAATTGCTGCAAAAGCATTTGACAATGAGACGTTGGCTGAAACAGAAATTCAATCTGAAATAGAATACGCTTTTAATACTCAATTAGGTCTTTTAACCCTTGAGTCAGTATCAGCATCTTTTGATGCATATACCAATACTACAAATGTAGAAATTGTCTACGGATTGCCAAACAACGAAAGTGTTAGTACAACAATTGGCTTAGTAACAATTGACCAAAACTCAACCCCACGCCAGGAGAACGCATGAGCATAACACCACCATCAATAATCCCTGTATCGGTCGATTACACAGGAAGAGATTACTATGCTATTAGAGCAGAGTTAATCACACGTATTCAAGACAGAATACCTGAGTGGACAGCGTCTGACCCTGCTGACTTTGGTGTTGCATTGGTTGAGGCTTTTGCTTATATGGGTGATTTACTTTCTTACTACATAGATCGTAACGCAAATGAAAACTACATTTCAACAGCAGTTCAACGCAGTAGCGTCTTAAACATTGCAAGCAATTACGGATATACACCTGTAAGTTACAGACAAGCGTCAGTCACCCTAACTTATACAAATACCTCGGATACAGAC